TGACCGTCTTCAGCTGCTTGTTCAACTTCACCTTTTTTTATTTTCTCTTCTGCCTGTCTCATCATGTCCTCTTTAAATTTCTCTTCTTCATAAACAGACATTCTTTTCTCGTCTAAATTTTTAGGCATTTTCTAACCTCGTAAAGTTTTGATACTTCTCAAATTTTAATATATTAGTAAACTTGTCAAACATAATATCTCCTTTGTGTGATATGATAAAGACATTTTCTTTTGAAAGTTGAGCAATAATCTTAAAGAAGTCGTCTGTTCCTTGACCATCTAAACTACTATCAAATATCTCATCAAGTATTAATAAATTAGTATTGACGGAGTTCTTCATCTTCGCAATACTTCTCCAAGTGAATAGTAATGATAAATCTATTCTCATCTTCTCACCTTCACTAAAATTGTTATAGTTAAAAGAATCCATATGTCTACTCTTAACCGTTTCTTTAAACTCTTCGTCTAAATGAAAAGATATAAAGAAGTCCATTGATTGTAGATACTGATTGATAAGTGTATTCATTACTGGAATATACTTCTTAATAATTTGTGCTCTTGCACCACTATCGTCTACAATCTGTCTTAATACATCAATGTATTTTTTCTCTTCAATAACTTCGTCTCGTTCTCCCATTGTCTTAACTAGGTCTTGTTTCAACTTCAATATCTCTTCTTTGATATTTAGGCCTGAAGCATCCTCTACTTGTAGGAGTTCAATCTCATCTTGTATTCTATCACTATGTCTTTTAATCTCATCAACACTATGATTAAGTTTTGAAACATTTGTTTCTATAGTTCTAATAGTTTCTGATACCTTATCAATGGTTAGTATCTTCTCTTCTGTATTAGTGATTTCAGTCAATAGTTCTTTATAACCATTATTCAATTTATCTACAGCAGCCTTCTCTTCATTGATTTTCTCTTGTTTGAAACTAGGTTCAAGTTCTTGTGTACAAGTTGGACAATTAGTATTCTCTTCAAAGAATTTTAATGTTCTTTTATGTGTCTTTAAATTAGTATCAATCTTGGATTCTAACTTCTGCAATTGAAGAAACTTACTTTTAGTCTTATCTTTGTTTTGTAATTTTAATTTGTTTGTTTCAATTTCGTTATTGAGACTATTGATACGGACCATATAATCTCTTTTACCTTGTTGTGCTTTCTCTATGTCTTCTTTTTTTCTAGTGATAGCGTCTGTATCTCTACCTTGTAATTCTTCGTAATGTTTCTCTTGTAGATTAACTTTGTTATCAATCAAGTCTACCTGGTGTCTCATTGTGGTAATGTCTTTTGTTAAGTCTTGTTGTTTACTTCTTAACAATAAGTTCATACTTGCAAATACTTTAATGTCTAGTATCTCTTCAATTACATCTCTACGATAACTTGCTCTCATCTTCATAAATGGTTCATAAGAAGAAGAACCTAAAATTACAACTTGACAAAATGACCTATAATTAAGTTTCATTATGTTTTGTTCAAGGTACTTTTGATAATCTATAGAAGAAGCATCCTGATTTAATAAAATACCGTCTTGGAATATTTCAAATATGTTAGGTTTAATACCTCTTCGTATCTTGTATTTCTTTGGACCAATACTAAAGTAAACTTCAACAACGGTATCAGCATTGTTGATTGTATTAACCATCTGGTCTTTCTTAATAATTCTAAAAGGTTTGTTAAACAATGCAAAGCATAAAGCGTCAAGTAAAGTTGATTTACCTGAACCATTAGTACCTATGATTAATGTCGTAGGTGATTCGTTTAAATTTACGCTGATTGGTGTATTGCCTGTAGAAAGAAAGTTCTTCCAGGTTATGTTATGAAATATTATCACTTATCTTGCACCTCACTATATAAGTCTTTCACTATACTATTCATCTTATTTTTATCTAATTTAGTATCTAAACTATTAATATAATTTTGCAAGAAAGATAATGTATCTTCTCCTTGGTCTACGATATTAACATCAGCAGTTGAATTGATATTATAACTATCTTCAATTACATTTACTTCATTTGTGTGTATCTCATTATGTAGTCTATCAATAAAGTCACCAAACTGGTTGACATCTGTTTTTTCTTCTACAATAACTTTAATAAAACAATTTTCATATTCACTTATATCCATAGTACTATATGAATTAACTTTATCATTATATAATATCTTCTTAAACATACTGATAGGATTAGGAATTCTTGTTAGTTCTCTTGTATTTGTATCAAAGACATGAAAACCTTTAGGACATTGATAATCAGACCAAGTAATTTCGTATTGTGTGCCTAGATAAAAGATAGTACCATTATCTGATTTTCTATGATAGTGACCAGAATATACTTTCTCAAATCTTTTAAACAAGTCCATTTCTAAACCGTGGTCTTGGAAGTGTCCTTTGTGCATTTCAAAACCTTTAACTTCTAGGTGACCCATACATATTTGTGCTTGACTTTCTGTTATTGCCTTTAGACTTTCTTCTTCATTCTCTGGACATATCCAAGGTACGAATAGAATAGGCAAACCATCAAACTCAACCGTCTTTGGTTTCTCATATATAAATGGTTCATTTACACCATCAAAAGTTGTAATCAGTTGTTGCATACTATTAATAGAGTTTGTGTTCTTATAGTATGTGTCATGGTTACCTAGTATGATATGTGTATCAATCTTCATCTCCCATAGTCTCTTCCAAAACTTATTTTGAAAGTTATGAGCAGTATTAAAGTTAATAAACTTTCTTCTGTCTACTACATCGCCTAAATGTATTAAGGTTGTGATTTTATTCTCTTCCAAATATGTAAAAAATATCTCATCATAAAACCTGTTAAAATATTTAATAAATGCAGGACTATCACTTCTCGCACCAAAGTGAGTGTCATTCAACAATGCTATCTTCATAATATACCTTTAAAAGTTCTCTAAATTTATCTTTGCTTTTCTTGTTCTCTTTAGTTTTGCACCTTTAGGTTTTACTTCTATAGGTTCACTTGTAGGTTCTTGGTTTGGTAAGTTCTTTTGTAAGAATTCTGTAAATTGATTTTTAAAGTCTCTATCTTCACCAGGTTGCAATGTCATATCGTCATAGTTTGCATCCATAATAAGTTTATGTTTGATTGTTGTTTGTTTCTTTTCTTTTTGTATTCTTCTTATAAAGGCATAATAGATAATTTGTGTAAAGTATGCAAATGGATTGTTTGACTTCTCTGGATTAAATTTACCAAGATATTGTAAACAATTCTCAATACCATCTGAAATCATATCGTCTCTAAAAGTATAATTAATAAAGTTAGGTCTATACGATAAATGGTTTGCAATCTTTAAAAAACATTCTCCAATGTAATTAGTAACCGGAGGTTTCTTTCTGCCTCTTGCTTCTGCTTTATTACATTTGTCTTTATACTCTACCATTGCAATTAGAAACTCTTTGTTATTAACATAGTGCTCCTTCTTCGCAGGTGTTCGTATGCGTTTCTTTTTTTCAGGCACTTCGGCCGTTTCAATTTCTTTAACTACTTTTTCTTTTTTAGTTTTCATCATGTTCTCACTATACTATATGTTGTTAAATAAGTCAAGCACCTAACACATTTATTTTTAAATGATACAGGCGCTTGACATATCCTGAATCGTGTGTTATTATCAGCGTGTTGCTGCTGAGAGATAGAGTCTATAGAGTAGCGTCTAGTGAAATGTAGTTTTCTTTTTAATGTCATTAAAGGTCTCAAATATTTCATCATACTCTTCCAGTTCCTCGTCTCGCATAATTTCTCTATCCATAAGTTTTTGAGTTAATGGATTATCTTCTCTTCTCATAACCTTGTCGTGGTTGTTGTAGTCAGTAATAACTTGCGTATAAGATTTAATCATTTGTTCACTTGCATTAGTAATAGTTAGTATCTTATCTTTAGGTATAGTAACCATATGGTCGTTTGTATATGCAGCCCACTTCACAAGTGCTATATAATCTTTGATACCAATGTTAGTAATCTGTGGCACATATTTTATTTCTAATGGTTTGTCTAATGTCAGCAACGGATTTCTTTGTTGATTTGCTACCGTAGGTATATGGCAAACAATGTCTGTGCCATTTATAATCTTTACGATTTTGATTTCTAGTTTCGTTTCTTCTTTGTTCATACTACTCCTTCAGCTCCACATTATGTATTTCGTAATCAAAGTTTTCTTCGTTGTATATATTTATTCTTTCTCTAAAGTGCTGTAATGTATAATTCTCTTTTTCTCCATGTGAAACATCATCTGATATATCGTATAATGTCGCATTTACTTTATTGTCACCAAGTCTTAAACCACGACCAATAGATTGTAAGTTTCTTATCCTAGACTTACTAGGACTAGAAAAAATAATATTATGCAAGTTTCTAATATTAATACCAGTAGAAAAAGTACCATAGGAAGCGACAATGATTGCATTATCACTCTTCTCTGTAATTGCTCTAATGTTTTCTCTGTCATCTGCTGACACTCCTCCGTATACAAAAAATACTTTACGACCATCATCTACTTTCTTTTCAATTTGTTCTTGTAATATCTTACCATGTTTTTCTACAAATTGAAATAACAATAGTGTATTACCTTGAAGACCATTTGTCAAGTTAGTGATATATTTGTTTCTTGCTTTACTAGCACATAAGAAATCCATTTCTTCTTGGTAGTTCTTATCTTTTAGAAAGTCTTTACTATTCTTTCCATGCTTGAGTATTAAGCAGTGTATTTTAAAGGCTGCTAGTTGTTTCTTATCTATCAAGTCAGTTGTACTCGCAACTCTGTTTACAGCCCCGAATAGACCCTCTAGCACGAGCTTATGCGTCTTTGAACCATCTAATGTACCAGTCATACCTATTCGATATTTACAATTAGTCATCTTCGTCATTATACCTGTAAGGGACTGGGATTTGAATAGATGTGCTTCATCACCAATGATACAACCAAATTGTGCAAACCATGTTTTAGGTAGTTTATATATTGATTGCCAAGTAGATATAACTACTTTCTTTGTTGTGTCTTTATCGTGTCCTTGATATATTCTATGAATGTGTTTTGTGTTATATCCATATTCTGCAAAGTCTTTATATAATTGTTCTACTAGTGATGTTGTAGGTACAATG